TATTGAACGCTACGCCGCCGACCGCTACTGCGTTAAAGCCCGCCGTTTGCCACGATAAAGCGTCTATTTCCGCTTCGCATACGATTAGCTCCTTACTGACACGGAAGTCCACCAGTTCCGCCGAATAAATCAGTTGGCGTATCGGATGTCCGCCTTTTTCGTAGAAGAACGTCTTGCCTCGCGTTGCACGATACTTTACGTTAGCTAGTAGTCCGTCCGGCAAGTGCCACGGAATGCCTACGAATCCATTGTACCGGCTTTTACCTACGCCCGCTCGCCGTTGGACTTCTGCGGAAATGCCACGCTTCGTTAAATACGGCGACGTTAGCGGTTCGATAATGGATCCGTCGAGCGGACGGAATGCCTTACGCTCCTTTAACGGTGGTACGATTAAGCGTTGCTTTTCCGTTGTTTCTCCGACACCGTACATTTCTTCGAGATAATCTTCCGTTTCCTCGTACGTTTCATTGCGTAGAAATGCGAGTAGCTTCGTAAAGTTGCCGGAAGCCCAATCACTGTCATATGCGCCGAGGTCAGCCCATCCGCCAGTTTCGAGGTTTACGAAGAAGGATGGTGTGCGGTCGTATCTAAATGGCGAAGCTGCATTTAATTTACCGCTTGACCATTTCGCAGTACTGCCCCACTCAAATGCGTTAAGTTCCTCCCTAATATCAACCGCTATATCTTGTCCGTTTATATGAAGTACACTCATTGCATGAACACTCCTTAACTTCGTTTAACCACGCCTTGTCTCCGTGTACCTTTACTGCATTATCGTTATATTTTAACCCTGCAAGATGTATGCATTTTGATGCTGATCGGTATACATTTTTATAATTTTTTCGGACCTCGGTTGACCACGTTCCTCTATCTTTCCTTAACGTAACACCTTTGTAACCGGACTTGTTTCTCTTGTTTATAGATACATTTGTAGCATTTTCGCTAGCATTGACGATACGTAGGTTTTCTTTTCTATTATCAAGTCCATTTCCATTAATGTGGTCAACTATTAACTTAGAGTCGCTTACTTCAAGAATAAGCCTGTGCATACGTCCTGTGGTATATCTTCCTTCAATTTTAATATTTGTTAGTGCGTACCTAGTTCTTCTATGACCTAGCGAAGATGCACTCCATACATATTCGTTAATTTTCTCATAATCATCATCATCGACCAATGCAAAGTATCCTCTTGTTAAAGGGATCTTTTTAGTCAATACTTTCGCCTCCTTTATAGTGTAGCACGGCATTTTCAAACTAACGACTAACCGCGTAAATTCTTTTTTTAAAAACCGAAATCAGCTCCGTTTACCTCCGCTTCCTTCACGATGCCTACTTGCGGTATATACAATATCTCCGTCGTAGTACCCTCGCCACCGTCACGTCCTTTATTGATTCCGATAAGTCCGCGTCCTTGTAAATAATCGGTATCAATCGCAATTAGCATCGAGGCGTCCTCGAGGAGCGCTTTAGTTTTTTTTACGGATTCCCTCGACGGTAATTCGAGTTCGCGCTGCCCTTCGTCGCCTTCCGATACTTTCGTTTCCTCCGCTTGCGTTATCGGTAAGCATACGACTTGTCGTCGTCCTACTAAACTACGTAACTTCTTCGACGTTTCTGCAGCATCGCCGCCCGCCGTTTTAGACGTATTCTTTTCGTAGTCCAAATAATAAAAAGGATCGATTACGACGACATCGGCTTTCGTCTGGATAAGATCCGCTTCTAATTGACGTAATGTCCTAGCGTTGAAGTCCTCGTCATCTACGCCACGCACCGTTACATTGCCCGCTATAGACGTATTAAGCGTCGCTAAAAAGCCACGGAAAGCTACTTCGAATTCATCGGACATTTTACCTTGACGAACGTCCGTAGCGTCAAATCCACCGGACATATCGATTCCGCCTAAATTGACGTCAATTCCTCCGTCTTTTAGCGCTTGTTCGGTGACGGTTGTTATGCCGTTTTCTGCCGATAAGCTTACGTATGCGCGTACGAGCACTTCATACGTCGCCATTTCCATCGCCCATATGAGAACGTTCGCACCTTGCGTCGCCATATGAAGCGCGTCCTCTAACGCTATGACCGATTTACCTCGGCCGGACTTTCCGTAGACTGTGTAAATATTTCCGCTAACGTACGTCCCTATTACGCTAAACTTGCTACGCCACATCTTAAACGACTCGCCGGCTTTCCTACGTTCGTACTCCGTAAGAAACTTCGCAGTGTCGTTTTTTAAATCCGTTCCCACTTTTACACGAACGTCTGTTCCTATTTTAATCCGTTCTATCCGTTCTGTCAATTCGGTTAAAAACGTAGGCATATCGTCGCGCTTGCCCTCGAAAAGCCGCGCCAGTTCGCCGTTATTGACGAACTCCGAGAACTGAGCGTCGGCCGAATCGTTCATTAATTTCCGCGTAAGGAAGGCGTACGACTCTCCGACTTGTGGCGTATAGAAAAAGCCCGGACATTCCTCCGTTACGGACGCATAGCTTGGCGCTTGTCCTCGGTTAGTCGCCGCATAGTCCCGTATGAAACGGTAGGCTTTGCGTTCGGCATCCGTATTGAAATGCGCTTCGGTGACGTTGTGGCGTTCGAGTGCACTGACGTCGTTTGCGTCGATGACTTTCGATAGTAGTAGTATTCCGTAGTTGCTCAACGACAATCACCGTCCCATTCGGCGAACTTATTAGCGTTATATTCGCGTAACATTGCGCGGCGAGAATCTTCCGCTAACGATTCCTCGTACCTTTCTACTGCATCCTTCGCAATTTGAACGTAATCATAATCTAGTTTATCCGCGTTATAGGTTTCGTACGAATTGTTTACCTTGCGGAATTTTTGCTTTCCGAATAATCCGTTATACGGTTCGCATACATCTACGTATAGTAGACCGAATGCACCGTAGCCCATTCGAATAAGATACTTGTTGCCATTTTCGCTAATTATCGGAAACTTCTTCATTCCGATTCCTCCTTCCGTTTAGTAACAATCGCACTCACACTCGCAAGCATCGGAATTTCCGAAGAAATGTGCTATCTTCCGTCCAGCTTGCGCTAAATCTGCGCTTTTAATTTCATTATTGCCGACTAAATCGCATAGCTCGTCGACTAGTTCGTCAAACCTTCCAATTACTTCGCCTTCCTGTTCGCCTTTCTTCGCCCAAGCTACGTATTCCGGTGTTCCGAAAACATAAGGTTTCTTCGTCATTGTGCCGATTCCTCCTTCGATATTATTTCTGCTAATTCTTCGCAGACTTCATCGCCAGTTTCGTTAATTACGATTGCATCGGAAAATCCGTCTAACCACCCGCGATGATACGCCTTACTTATTAAGCGCTTGACTACGTAGAATATGAATATCAACGTTGGTATTCCGTAAATTAGCGTCAATCCGAAATTATTCATCCTCCGCTTACCTCCTTCAATTTGCCGGTCACTCGCGCTATCTTTTCCGCATATACGAGGTCTTTTCCGCCGAATACCGCATGTAACGTCAGCAAGTCGGTTAGTTCGTCGAGCAATGCGTCTATTTCCGTTTGTTTAGACGGTTTCTTCGGCTTCGGCTTATTGACCGCTACAACTCCGCCGTCTGTAATACTTAAATTGACGGTTAAATGACCGAGTTTCTTCGGCGCTTGCGGCTTGTATTCTCGTAAATATGCCTCGGATTCTGCCTCCGTGCACATTACGGTCACGTCCGCTTGCTCGCCGATAATATAACCGCTATCACCGTAGACGCACGTTAAATCGTAGACGAGTTCGGTAAGTTCGTAGTCCGGTTCGTAGGTGTAACATATATCGTAACTATCGACTGCGAATAAGTGGTCGCCATATCCGTTAACTGTTACGAGGTCGCCGAAACTTGCGATAGGTGTGATTTCGTGTTTCATACGTTAGCCCTCCGTTTCATTTAGTAGGTGCGCGTTTTCGTATATGTTTCCGATGACTTCGATGTGTTGAAATCGAATTAAATCGAAGGTTTGTTTATCGTAAATATCTCCATACGCAGTTCTTCCGACCGCTTGCCAACATCCGTCAATCATTTCTACCACTTGCGGGAGTCCGTCAATTTTCCACACGTCGCCCTCGTAAATATCTACGCCGTTTTTATCTTTCATTCCCGTAAATTGCATTAGCGTAAATTCCTCTGCGTTAAACTTTGGCGTTGAAATATAGTCCATTTCCTCGTCAATCCATCCGATAGTCCATACGCTTCTTAACCTCTCGCCATCCCACGCTCTAAATTTAATATCTCGCATCATCGCTTCCCCCTTTTCGAATTACCCTCGAAGTGCCATACGCCACACATATCGCGCATCCTGTCCGCTAGCCTTGCGTCAAACACGTCGACCATATCGTAAGGCTTGTTAGCTTGTATGCGGTCAGCCATTTTCACCGTCGATATTAGCGGTAAGTTTGACGTATAAATCGTAGGCATTCCGTTAGTCGTCCGATAATTAATAACGGAATGCAAGTCGCCGCGGAAGCCTTCTGACGCTGACCTTACGCCAATATCATCGAGGACAACGAACGGCGTTACTTTCGCTAGCTCCATCTGCGTATAATACGGACGGCTGTTTGACTCCGCGACTTCCTTCGGTATGCCTGGACGTGTGAATCCGGTATATAACTCTTGCCATGCGTTCACATCGAGGAAGTACGCCGGTCGTTGTATCGGTTGGATCCCGCGCTTTAATGATCCGAGGTAATGAGCGACGATGTACTCCGATATTAGAGCCGCTGCGGTTGTCGTTTTTCCAGTTCCGGGTGATTCCGACCATAAATACCACGACTTGATTCGTTCTCCACTTATGTCAAACTGGCGTTCAAACGTCGCTACATAATCCGCTAATAGCCCGTAAATATCCGCTTGCTCAACCCGTGCTGGCGATGTTGCAAGCGTTAACCCCCGATATTCCGACGGCACTTTCGCAGCGCCTATGCGTCCGCTTTTTCCGTTTAAGCCTTCGAGCGCTATCCGATGCTGACACGTAAGCGAACACGTCGTACAGCCTCCGCGTTTATATGCGTCTAGTAAGCAATTTCGCGTCATTCCGGCTTCACTCCGTTTCGTAATACGTATTCTATCCGACTGGCGTTTTCTGCGTGCAAGTCGTATTTCGTAATGCGGGGTTCCTCGTTCGGATATTCGCACGACGATGTTATCGATAAATACTCGTCGTCTACATTCGTAACTATTCCGTAGTATCGATACGCTCTAAATCCGATTGCATACGGTTTTTGTACGTAAGCCACTACGTCACCGACACGTATCATCGACTTATCCCACGTAGTAATCGACTTAACTTCCGTTTTAGTTAATCCGTGCATTAAAGCGCCTCCGTTCCGTCGTAAATTAGTTCGCATACGTTTATTATTTTCGCCCTACAACAACGCGTTACTCGCCCGTGATGTTCGCGTAATAACCGCTTTCCACGCGCTTGTGCTTCCGTACCGCATTCGCTGCAAGTGTATGCAACGTAGTAACCAACTCGGTTTGATTGCGTAGACCCCACGCCGTGCTTTCGTAATTCGGATTCGAAATGCGGATGCCCGTCGGCATTAGGTTCGCCTTTTACGTGTAGCGCGTAGTGGACGCATTCGTGATATAACGTATCAATAATGACGCTTTGAGCTCCGTACTTCATGAGGAATCCCGCTAGTTCGATGCTCTCCGGCTTATCCTCGCACGACGAAAGGTATCGCCCCATTGCCGTCCGTAAACGTCCGTTAATCACAATCGGAATCTCTAAAGGCAAGTCGTATTTCTCCGCGAGGAAATTAATTGCTATCTGCGTTAATTGCTCGATGCTCAATTTACGTCATCCTCCCCCGCTTCTATAAGTACTGCGATCATCTTGCGGAAACCGTCTTTCGGATTATGCCACACGCTGGATTCACCTTGTCCGGCGTATCTACGTATTTTATTTCCATTGGACCAAACGTTAATAACTCGAACGATTTCGTATCCATCCGCCGATAATTTCTCGGTAAGTTCGTCTTTTGTCATTTACTTCGCTCCTTTCACCCATTCACCGTTAATGTTACGCATTGAGCATCCCGTTAAGTCCGTTCTATAATTCGGTGTAACGTTGATACCTTCGCAATTTACAAAGATGCTAACCGATACCGCTTCCGGAAATAACTCTTTTATTTTCGAATGTATTTCGCTGATTTCCTTCTCCATTCCGCCACCTCCTAAAGCCAATCGCTCAGACCGGCAATATTATCGTTATCACTCGCCTTCACCGCTTCACTTGCGTTAACCTTGCGTGATTCTTCCGCTTGTAAGCGCTGTAAGTGTCGCGTCATATATGTCGACATAAATCCGAAGGAAAGTCCCGGATATTTCTCCGTCGGCTTGTACTCGTCGAAGCAAGCGTCAATGAACGCCTTAACTAGCGTCTTAGCGTATTGCCCCGGCTTGCGTGTCGTTCCGATATAGCGACCGATCATGCCGGCTTCTGCGTTAAAGCCTCGGAATGGTACGTAATCTACGCCATATCGACGCTTGTGTTCGTCGACTAAGTAATTGCGGAAATGCGCCGTGTTCCATTTGTCGACGGGTAATTCCGTGTAGTGCTTAGTCATTTAATCGCCTCCTAACGCTTTATTCGCGATTTCATCTTTAAGAGTTGATTTACCCGCGAATGTAATCTCGGTCAATGCATTACGTAACCGCTCAACCTCCGCCAGTAACTTCGGAATATCGCTTCGTGCTGCTGCGATGAATTCTGCGTTTGCTTCTACTTCCGTATAATCTAACTCTATTTCTTCTCCGTCTACTGTCGTAGTAAATCCAACACAAGTAGCGATATGCCACCCGTCGTTGTGGTCCGATGCCACGTCGTGATTAGTCGTGATATTCAATGGGGTAAATATGTCTACTCCGTTTAGTTGTTCCCACGGTCCTTCCGTTGCGTTTTCCGCTCGTTTGCGGATTGCTTCGATTTCTTCCGTTGTTAATCGATTAGTCATTCGAATGTATCCCCCTTGTATTCGCGCTTGAATTTCCACTTCGGCAGATTCCACGACCATACTTTTATTACCTTTCCGCAATTATTACATCCGTATATTTTAGGCGAGTTATCTAACGTCTTCCATGCGTGTTTGCAACGTAATTGCTTAATCATGCGTTGACACCTCCGATTTTGATTCCGAGTAGGTTGAGCGTTTGCTCTATTCCGTCGCGCTCCTTCGGCTCATACGTAAATTCGTCATTAAGTGATTCGTAATACTCGCGTATCTTTTCCTCCGGCGACTTTTCGACTTCATATCCGTTGACTAGCGCTTGCATGATTAAGTCGAGATTACCTTCCGCTTGTCGTGTGAATTTAATTAACGTCGGCATCTTCGATCCATATGCGGTACACCCTCGATCAATTTCGATAGTCGCGATAATTTCGGAATCTCTGTACATTTTGCGAACATCTTCGATTGCCTCCGCTACTTTCTTCGTTACCGTTACTTTTGCGTTGTGCTCCGCTTGTTCCATTCGTCAATCCTCCGTTTCATATTCGTTAAGTTTCCTTACGTTTTAGCCGTCGTTTACATTCCGTAGGCAATTCGTTCAGACGCCGATTAAGTCGTTAATCTGCCGTCTAAATGACACGATTTCATTGCGTAACTCCGCAAGACTTGTCGCGTCGCTTTCGAGTATACGTTGTTTCAATAGAATATCGATAGCCTGCGTAATGGAACCGCAGTATTTCCAGTCGCGCCATTCCGTACGGATTTCCGCCGAGTGCTTCGTTGGGTCGAATGCCGGTGACTTCGTTGGGTCGACCGTGTACTTACGTTGGACTACGATTTGCATAGCGTCGGATGTGATGCGGTAAGTTCCGTTGATTTCGATGTTTAGTGTCATCGGTGATACCTCCGTTTGTTTTATTTTGGTCGAACTGTTCGCTGTCTAAATACTCGACAAATCATCCTTTAATCTTGTTAGTTTGTTTCGTAATACCACTAAAAGTTCATTTTTCGTTTCTGTATCTAGTTCATATTCCGCTGAACTTAAAGCTCCATAACCGTTTGACTTAAAGATATATCGAGAAGTTTCTTTGATTATTTTTCCTGTCCACACTCTATCTGCATAAAAAAGAAAATCCTCGATACGTTTAATTTCGCTTTTGACTTTATTTGCTCTAGCCAATTGTTCGTCCGTCATACTTTCCCTCCGTTACTGTATATTCTGTGTCAACCGTTCAACGCCACCCGTACGCTTATTCTTTTATATTTAAGTTCCTACGATTATATAGTAGGTATTTAGCGTCGGCACTTAATGTTAGCGATATAATCTTTTATAAAAACATCCGCGACGAGCGTTAGCGAAGTCGCCATTTCTTAAATTTAATCTCGCAATTATTAAGTCTAGTTAAATGAGTTTAGTTAAGTAAGTCTAGTTAGTCTTCAACTGGTGAAGTACTCTTCTTCAATAATTGAAGTACCATTACTCAACTTTTGAAGTAGGTATATCGAAATTGGACGGCGGAACTAATAACGTATATTCATTCGAAAGGTGTGAAATCCCTCGTCGTCTTCGTGTTATCTTAACGAGCTCCAATTCTTCCAAACGCTTCAACGCCGCTCTAACCGTATTCTCCGAACAACACGATTTCTTTGCGAGAGTCTGTACGCTAGGGTGGGACTTCATTGACGTATTATCTGCATACATACATAAGATTGCGTAAACGAGTTTCTGCGATGCTTTATCGAGATATACTTCGTCGTTCAACACGCTCTTAGTTACGCGTGAGAATCGTTGATCCTGGAAGTCGAGTACATTTAGTCTTTTTTCGGACATTCGATAACCTCCGATATTAACAAGGATAATTCATCGTCTGTGTGTATTCCTTCGTTTAAAAACGTAAAATCTGCGTCGGATAAGTTAAACCATTCCCCCTTGACGCGCTCATTTTCGAATCTTTTATGGAGGACTTCTTCTAATAAGACGTGATCGCTACTTTTATAGATGTTTATGAAGTCCCATTCGAAAGGTAACGTAACACCAAATTGTGATTGACGAGCTTTTATATTAGAAGTCAAACCTATCTTGTAAGTACCCGAAAAATACTCTTTAATTACGTACACGTACCCTGGTTTATTTTTAGGCACTTCTTTTTCTTTTTCGCCGAATGACTTACGACTTGCGCCTTGATTCATAGCTAACCATTCTTCGTAAGTGGCTTTCTTTTTCTTATCGTTGTACTCGTCCAACTGTTCGTCACTCAATAATTCTAGCAATCTCGTTATATCTGCTTGAAGTTTCAGCATATCCTCTTTTTCAAGGAAAGCACCAGTATATGAACTAGTTACCGCCATTAACTTTTCCCCGTCTACGTAAATGTTCCCTACGATATAATCAGACCCAATCACGACTCCCATATTATTTCCCTCCTTCAATTTTCACTTTTGGCGACCTAATCGTCCATACGAATAATCCCGAACCAACTAGCGCCATATAAAGTAGAAATAATACCTCGCCATATTCCGTCATATGATTTCGCCTCCTTAATCGTTATATCGAAATGGAACCTCCTAGTGCGGAATATTTCCGATATTTATTTTCGCTCTTAATAGCTATAACGTTTTAAAAACGGAAGTGCGGAGCTTTTTCGTAAATTAATTTCGATGTTACTAAAGAAGGGGACGGCACATACGTATTTTGCAACATGGATTCCGAAGTTTTTCGCAGAACGCAAAAAAGCCCCACGCAATTAAGCGCAGGGCATCGGTTACTTCTATTATTTCGCTTTCCATCCGTAATCTAAGTGCTTAGTTTTGACTAGGTGTTCGCCTTTCGAGTTCTTGAAATATACGTACACCTTATCGGCAATTCCTCGTCCGAATAATATAGCTCGCGTATTACCTTCGATTTTCTTTCCGAATTCATCGACGAATTGCTGCTTTAAATCTACCGGCATATACGCGAAATCATCGTCTAATTGTACGTTAACAATCTCGTAGTCGTCCTCTTGTCCGATATTAACGATAACGCCTTCAGATTCGGCGATAATTCGGTCGTATGCTTCAAGTACTCTCGTTTCATTTTCAGCAGTATACGCAGGCTCTTTCGTAGGCTTCTTTTCCTTTTCGCTAGCCTCCGCTTTTTCTTTCGTCGAATCTTCCGATGCCTTTTCTTCCGCTTTCTTTCCAGCGTTTATAGATTCGGTTATCGCCGCTACTTTCTCTTTCTTCGCAACTTCGCTAGGTGGATCCGGTAGAAATGCGCCGATAACAATTAGCGCCACAAATACGCCTAGCCATACTTTCCATCGTTTATACCACATTACCGTAATCCTCCTAAATAGTTATATACGCCCATTATACGATAGGCGGTCATTCGGCGCAAGAATCGTTAACAGATAATTCCGTATAGTATGGCACGCGTTAAAATCATGCGTACGGGACGTATTAAACTGCGGACAAGCAATTCGGTCGATAACGGAATAAGACGGCTAGAATCGAACGAAACGCATGCTTAACGATACTTACGTAATTTATCCGCAACCTCATCCGGAGACAAGTGTAGATAACGTGCGGTTACGGCAAAGTCGGAATGTCCGAGCGCTTTCGATACGAGCGCAAGGTCGCCTCCGCTTCGATTATAAATATCCTTCGCGAAACCACGGCGTAAAGCATGCGGTGACATATTCGTTAGGCCGTACTTCCGCTTATAATGATTAATCCGCTTTCCGATATTATTCGATGTAAATGACGTCGCTATCTTCGTACCTTGCCGAGTCATAAAAACAAACGAATTATGCTCGCCATGTATTTTTCGGACTATCTGATTGTGCGCCGTTAGTGTTCTTAGCAACGTTTCTAGTCGTTCGTCGAACGGTAGTACGATGGCTTCTCGGTTCTTAACGTGAGCTCCTTCAAGGCGGATTGTTCGCGTCACTAAATCGATGTGTCGTTCTTCTAACGCTGATACCGATCCGAGTCGCAATCCCGTCTGATACATCAGTAATATTGCGGTAGCGTCGCGCAATTGCACGTAATCGGATAAATCGAGTAGGCGTAGAAGCGCATATACGTCAGCCTCCGCTGTTCCTTCTTTAACTGGCGTATCAACCTTTACGGTTATTTGACGCCAAAATCTAGCGTTAATCCATGCGTTATCGGCGCACCGCTCGAAGAACGCCTTTAAGCATTTAAGACGCGTCAGTTTCGTTTGTGGACTTACTTGCATCGACGCCAACCATTCGTATATGTGCGGAGCATTAGCGTCGCCAAGTAGCGTAAGTTCCGTCGTTTTAATAAAGTGATTAACGTGCATTTCGTAGTCGCTTATCGTTCGAGGACGTAACCCCGACGTCTGCATCTGCGCTATTACGATTTCTAGCGCCCTGCTAATCGACATACCTATCGCTATCGCCTCCGCTGATTTACTTTTACTTTTACCGCTATCCTTGACGCTACCGAATATGTTCGTTAAGTCAGCGTCCACGTGCAACGCAGGATTCCGTTTTGTCGCCATAAAAAATAACCTCCTATTGCGTATTGGTACGACGGTCGGACGGGCATAAATCCGAACTACAGACCGTATCAATGACCGAAGCCTTTTACGCGATAGAAGGTTGATATAACGCGGTTTATACCGCTAATAATTACGTCCCAGGAGAGATTCGAACTCCCGACCGACGCCTTAGAAGGGCGTTATCAACCGTTGGTACTATCGCATACAGATACGGTCAATGTACGTGCCTTTGTGACCGTCGTCCTATACGTATTATAGCGTATGTTATTTTCTAGCGCAATTAGATGCGTAATGTCAATTAAAGGAACGCCGTTACATCGATTTCGTCCGCAAATGGCTCCGTTTGTGTTCGCATAAAGGTATTCGCAACTCCGCTCATATCTCGGTCTATCAACCGCTTAACGTAATTACTAAAATCGCCATGCTCCGGCTTATGCGCATGTTCGTACAGACGTTTCTCGTAGCCACTCCGCATGCTAAAGCTGACTTGCCCGACTTGGCGTACCTTTCCGCTTGTCACCGATATGTCCGCCTAGCTACTTCGTAATTACCAACGGCATTTGCGTATACTGGTGACACCGACGTAATAATACCGTCAGCGGTGCGTATAAATGGCGTCATTAATTTAGCGTTAGAATAATGCGCCTTAATTAACGGCAGTATATCGTTAGCCACACCGCCGCACACGTAAACTGCGTCATTTTTACGCCATTTTAGCGAAGTTGTTGCTCGTATGATACCACGGGACATCTCCGATAAACTAGCCGAATTGCCCACCGTTTCCGTCCCGAAATTAAACGTCCTAGATGCGTTATTTATGTGGAGCTTATTTCGAATAGTCGCGCAGTTGACCGTACCGCTGCCGATGTCGATTACGCGAATTTCGCCCATCTGCGGATTCGATAAGAATGCGACGGAACCTTCCGCAGTTACTCCGACTTCTTCTATTGTAATGCGTTTATCGATGCCACTTATCGTAATGTCGTGCGTACCGCGTAGTAATGCCGACATTTTCGCCTTTTCGTCCGTCGTATGCGATATTATCGGCTGACTACATACGATGCTGAAACGCTCAATATCGGTGAGATAATATTTCGAAGTATAGCGATAGATTGCGAGAAGTACACGTATTAACGTATCCTCATGCGCCTTTGTATCGCCGTATAGCGAAGTAACGCCGAACTGATCCTCGTTAGCTGCGACAGTGCCGGCGAAACCGCGTCTACCGTTTAATTCGAATTCCATATCGTCATTGCCGTGGCGCTCTACGATGTCCCTTGCGAACCAATCGCAGATAGCCGTCCTGTAAATGTCAACTCCGTAAGCGCCAGCCGCCTTAGCGAAGTGATTGCCGGCGTCAATTCCGAGTATTAAATTACGCAATTATCGTCCTCCTCCATTAAATTAAACAACGTTTACAAAACAACGCTGACCCTACGCGTGCTCTTTTATGGCAACCTACGCATTTACCTTTCGACTTTTTCAACGCTTTATCCACTTTACTATCGAGTCTTTTAGAGCCCGACTTAGCAACCGGTTTTGGCTTCTCCGTAAACAATCCGAACATTTTAATAGCTCCCTTCATTTCGTAATGCAACCGTAATACAAACGTGCTTATTTCGTTAATTTTGGTAATACGACGGTATTACACCGCTTTTCCGATTTGGCGAAGAATTTCGAGGAGTAGCGGTGACATCTGTATAATAACGTAACCAAGTCCGGCGTTGAAGATCGTTTGCCACGCCTTCTCCGAATTACCGAGCATAAAGAAGAACGCGCCACCTATCATAATTACGGATGCTATCGGAAAGCTAATCGCTACCATAATCTGAATCAACGGATCTAGTACGTTCGCTAACATTTCGAGCGACTTGTCAGTGATAAAGCCAGTCGGAATCATTTCGGGTGTATAAGTTACTGGCATCATCGTAGGGGATTGCGCTAAGATATTAATCGGCTCGATTACGGGTGCAGTCACGGTAGTAGCGGTTGTTACAGTATTTGCTTCCGATAGTCGCTGAATAAATAAACCTACGCTTACCGCTGCCGGCACTGCCGCCGCTGCAAGAACGGTCTTTTTCGTTGCGTATGCGTCGTTACTATCGCGGTGACTGAAATCCGTGTATTCACTTTCCGGCACCGTTACAATTTTATACTTCCGATTAAACACGAAATTTCCTCCTCTTATTTAATATCGTCGAGCGTATAAACTTTCGCTATAGGCAACGCCGAACACGCTTCTTGCAGTTGTTTACGCCTTAATTCCGTTGTAGTAAGCCATATGACCGTTGGAAAATGTCCGAGCTTTTCCGTTAGTAAGCCAGTAGTTGCGAGTTCTTTGTAACGTTTTATCTTCGCTCGATTCTCCGTCATTGTCTGCGTGCGGTCAACTTCGAGGAAATGGTAGCGTAAGCTTTGCGTAAACATTGCGTCTACAATGACGTTCGTTTTACCGTCCGATACTTTAATTTCACTACGCCAATCGGAAGGACATCCGTAGTGGAGCCACAAATCGTTACGCATAACGGTATGTTGTACATGACCGCCTTTCTTCCGTATTTTGTTACAGTCTACGTACTGGCGTCCGTTTTTATTAAGGTAGAATATCGTCTGCTGACCGTCACGTATGCGTGTAAGATACTCTGAAAGTTCACCGAGAATTCTATTCGTATGCCTAATGGTACCAATGCGGAAATAACGCCGTATTTGGTCGCGTGTCATAAAGTCACATCGCTTCAAAAGTAACAGTATCGCTTCGTCGCGTTTCGTCAGTTGGCGTTTTTTCAAGCGTGATAACCTCCTTTTTCTCGACGATATAAGGCGTAATGGTCGACTGAATTAATTCCGACGTAATGATCGGCGTCTGTAGTATCTCACGCTTATCCGCCGTTTGGTAGATTGCGCGCCCTTTAATTTGTGGCAGTAACTCCGCACCAGTTTCGTCTAGTACTACGCGCGATGCCGTTGCCGACTGTACACGGAACGATAGCTTGGCGTCGGAGTTCTGCTTACACTGACGCGGTATAACGTCGCCAGTCGGATATTGTGTCGCTAGTATCTGACGGAATCCTAGACCGGCGCCAAGTCGGGCAATCTGCGACATTAGCGTCTGACAATCCTGTTTCAAGCGTTTATCGTCGCGCGTAACCGCTTCGTCGGGATTCAATTCGCCAACCTCGTCGATTATGATGAAGTAGCGTTCTTTAATACCGGCTTCCTGGACGTTCTTTTTACCGAGCTGACGCATCTTCGTCTGTATAGCGCGCATTTGGTCGTAAGCTAGTTGTAACGTCGTTAATGCGTCCTCCGGCTCGTAAGCGATAGATACCGTTTGCTCAATCGATTCATAATCGCATAGCTCTACGCCACCTTTTAGGTCGATTAAGAAGAGACGCACATGGTCCGGCTTGGTTCGTAAAAGTGACGTTATCATTGCGTTAATAAAGTTCGACTTGCCGTACCGCGTAGCACCTCCGAGTACCATGTGCGGTATCTTTTCGAAATCGTGATAGCGGAAGGCGTTTTTATCGCGTGTGATTCCGACAAGTACACGCCAATCTGCGCCATCAACGAATGGTACTAATGACGGCAGCGGTTCGTTGTATACGCGAATCTTTAGCAGACCGTCGAAGGATATTTCGATTTCCTTTTGTTCCGTTAACTTGCGTGTGTATAGCGCTTTTAAATCCGCAATAATGTTACCGCTGAATTGTAGCGACTTTAAGTCCGCAATGGTTATCCGTTGGCGACGATTGTTAAGACCGTCCTCTAATACGTTTTGCTTCGCCAGGTATTCTTTATAAGAGCGCCCTAACGGAATCTTATACGCATATTCCCAACCCCAATCGTATTGTTTCTTGCGTATTAATTGCGTTGTGAGCGTATCCTTACCGTCCTTTACGTTTAGACCAGATAGCGAAATGATCCGCTGAATTTTACCGCTATCGTTAGTCGCCAGTCCTTGCTTTTTGACGAACGCCTTTATCGCAATTCCGCCCATAATCGAAGTCGTAAGTACCTCGAAAATCATAGTTTTCCTCCGTCCTGTTTGATGTCCATACCGTCACATATAACGGGACATTGACGATTCTAGTTGCGCCAAGGCTTTAATGCCGCTTTAAAATGTCCCGTTATCTGCAACTCTTATTACATAAGATAACCCGTGGCATCCTTCGAAGTTTAATCCGCCTTTCTTGCTTCGACGGATTTTAGATAATAACGAAGTGCCTCTCGATATGTCCGACTTCTATCTCGTTTCGGAATCTTTTTAATTTCTACTATCAAATCGGCGTCGATTTCGCGGTTTAATTTTGCTTGTATATTAATCGATTCTTTCTTCGATTCCACTCCGCGACCTCCTTTATTACTTTTTACTACTATATGTAATGCGCCCATAAAAATGCCTGTCCTATGTAAAAAGTAATAAATAATATAAACGCAAAAAAAAACGCCCCACTCCGATATTAGCGAGTAGGGTGTTTTTACGTTATTTAATTAAGTATGTACCGAGCATTTCTTCCGCTCTTGTCCGCAACTGGACGGCAGTGTAGCGCTTATGTTCCTCGTAGCCAGCCGATATAAACGTATAATTCGTAAATTCATCGCCAGGCACATCGGCCACAAGGCGCATGTTTCGACGTACTAAATAAATATCCGTCGCTTTTAAGTCGGCTCGTATCGCACTTAGCGCCTTATCGACTAACGCCAAATACGGTCTGCGTAGCTTAAACGGCAGCTTCTCGAACAAAGCGGTATCGCGTTCAAGTATAGTAATAAGCATCGGTAAGTATAGCTTATTTTCGAAATGGCGGTAATCTTGCGTAGTCAACGATGGCATGTGCGACACTCCTTTACGGTAATTATATCGAATAGACGTTCGTATTGCAACGCAAAAAAAGGCGGCCGAATCCACTACGGAAACGGTCGCCTAATTACGTTATTTATTTCGCCTTACTTCGTCTTACTGCGTTGCTCAACCGTTAATTTAATCGCAAAAGCGTCGTCTAGCGATAACTGACCTTTATCAAAGTCGTCCGCCCATTTCTGCGTAATATGCCCGGCTTTAACTGCGTCGCGCAAGAACGTCTTGACTGCGCCTTTAAGCGTCGGTGAACTCGGATTTAACATACGTATAACCTCCTTTGTTGGCGTTGGTAACTGCGGTAACGTTGGTTTCGTAATGACTACAGACGGTTTAACTTCCGTAACGTATAGCATCGGGTCCTTTGCGTAGGTATACAGACTATTACGGCGTCCTCCGACGTGGATTTCGAAATGTAAGTGGATGCCCGTCGAATTGCCAGTCGTTCCCTTAACGCCTAACTTTGCACCTTGCTTGACGATTTGACCGACTTTAACGCACATGGACGCTAAATGAGCGTAGACCGTTTCGTACGTTTTACCTCCGATACTGTGCAAGATCATTACGACGTTACCGTAACCGCCCATAACGCCGGCGTAAGTTACTGTGCCATCTGCTGACGCTACAATTACGTTATTAGTCGGAGTATTGCCGAAGTCTACGCCCCAATGCATTTCCGGTTGATTGCGTATTGGGTGTATGCGCAAGCCGAACGGACTTGTAACGCGCCCTTCACATGGTCGAATGAAATCCGCCATATTACTTCAACCCGTTTCTGCGCGCTAATTCGCCCGCCTTACGCGCTTTACGTGTGATATCGTTATTCTTCCACCACGCCCAAGCCGACGTGCTTAGCGTAAATACTATCGTAATTAGATTCTCGACTTGCGCGTCCTCGAACGGAAGTGGCGAGATACCCGATAATACTAACGTTTGATTCAGTAATGCGAGCGCAAGTAATACGGTTCTTACGATTGTTGCAACGTCAATTCGTTTTACTTCGTTCATTTATAAGTCCCCTTTTCGATTATAATTTGCGTATCTTACCGAAATGCTATCGATAGAATGAATATAATTATCGTTACGAGCATCGGCGCTAAGATTCCGATAGCCCATCGTTGGCCAGACTTGATTGCGGTTATTTCGCGTGTATTGGCGTCCGCTTTCGTATCGGCTGTCCGTGCGGTGTCATCCGTTCGTGCGACGTCCTCGCGTAATTTCGCTACGTCCGTTTTTAATTCGAGCGCCGAATCGAGTTTACCCTCGATGCGCGCCATCGTGAGTTCGACCGCGTGGATAGCCGACGTTAGGTCGGTTTGTTCGGGCATAGTACGCCCTCCTTCCGTGATTTTGCGTAAATAAAAAGAACGCCCATGACGGACGTTCTTTGTGATAATATGTGTGCGAGCTTGCTGCACAGTTTGTTCCTACTCTGTAGTAGCTGCTGCTTGTACAAGTGCTTCGTTTAACATAGAATTGTTATTATTTTTATTTACTATTCTTGCTGGAGCACCTACAACTGTACAATTGTCAGGTATGTCCTTTGTTACAACACTGTTAGCTCCTATTTTAACGTTATTACCGATAGTAACTCCGCCAATAATAACCGCTCCTGCACCTATAAAACAATTATCACCGATTATTGCTGATTCTCTATTATCTTCTGCAATAGTGACACGCTGATGGATTTGACAATTGCGTCCAATTTTTGCGTAGTGTGATATTATAATACCATTTAGACCGTGCCAAAGTATCGGAGGGTCTAAAAACTGTGCACCTTTACCTAAATCCGTACCCATTGAAGCATTATTAAAAGCATCCATCCTTTTTATTCTGTAAAGATAAAACAGTCTAATTAATTTTGGTAACTTAGATTGTGGGTTAGTCACTTCTTTTCGCATTTTCCAGTACTTTTTATGGTCATAATGCTGAACATTTGATAGCACGGTACGAATTAGAGGGTTATTAATATTAATGTTCATTATTATAGCTCCTTAGTTAGAATTATATGAACATTATCGCATACCTGTAAATATAAATAAAGAAACATTTTCCAATTCACTTTATCTTCTTATCGACCAATCTACCGCACTCCCACTTGTTGGGGCGGTTCCAAAATTAATTGTAAATCCTGTTGCTGTTTTTGAGGTTATCCACCAAGACGTATTCCATTGCGGAGCTACATTCACCACGTAAAAAGCATTACTTTCGGCAATTGAAAATATAACGTTTAATGTTGTTAAAGAAGTTGCTACAGTTGCATTAATACCTCTATTTTCTGGTACAACGGCATTACCATCTTTCCAAGAGCCGTTCCAGAATATAGGCTTATTGAGAGTTGTGTCAAAATACTGGAAACCGTTGTCAACTTTCGTAGGTCGTTGTGCAGTAGTCCCAAATCTTAATGAATCAAAATTAGAAAACACATGTGAATTTGTTTGTGTAAGGATTGATGTATCTGAAGTTACACCGCTTCCAGTAAAATCGTTAAGTGTAACAATATTATTAGTACCTGACGACATTCGTAAACCATGTACTGCCGAACCATTACCTAATCTAACTTCATTGTATTTGACAACTGAGTTTTGAGAGTATATTTCAACACTTGAATGGATAGCTTTTGTAGCATTTCCACTTAAATAGTTACTTACTACTTTAGAGTAATTGGAAGTCACATAAATTCCAGACTGTCCGTTATTTAAAATGTCATTATTACTGACTTCTGAATAATCTGATCCAGTATCTACTAGAATACCTGTCTTAGTGTTATTTGAAACAAGATTCCAATAGGCTTTACATCTCATACCTTTAAAAAGTATTCCATCATCACCATTAAAAGTGACGGTACAACTTTCCACAATTGTATCGTTGCTATTGTATGCACGTATGCCCCATACTGAATTTCCAGAAACTTCACAATTAGTAATCTTAACACCTACCGAACCAACATAGGAATTAATGCCATTTCTATGGTTACTATTTAACTTACAATTTGTGAAATTTACGTTAATAGCTCCGATTAATTCAGCTCCATCGAACGTATTCTGTGACATGTCACACTCAAATAGTTGTATATTTTGTACAATCCCTTTTGATACTGTAGATGCAATAAAACCGCTAGTAGCATTATTGCTCATAGCACAATTCATAATTGATATTTTTTCGCAGTAAAAATTAGCGTTAGGTTCTACATCTATTCCAGCTTCAGGGCTAGTGCCTCCAGTATTTTTGAATGTACTATCATATACTTTAACGTTACGTACAGCCGTAAGTGCCATTCCTAGTCTTCTATTATTGTCACACGTAACATTTCTTATAGTTATATTTTCACATTCATTGTGAATGCTCTTATCAGTTGCACCAATGTATAATCCGTCACCCCAACTATCAGAAAACACGCTCCTCTCAATTAAAACATTTACAGAGGAAATAATTCTTACACATGCACCCCATTCGCCTGTAGTTCCTGTGTGTACAGTTCGTTCTCCTTTAATTTTAGCGTTAATTATTTTTATATTTTCTTTTCCATCGATTAGAAGTACTGTGTACGAAGGTGCACTATTAGGAATTGCAACAAACTCTGCTCCATCTTCAAAATCTAGAGTTTGATTGCTACTCATTCGCAAACTGGTTATTGCATTTATCATGTAAGTACCTTTTGGAACTCTAACTACTCGCCCGCTATCTAATGCCTTTTGTATGTTTGCAGTATCATCTGTTATTCCATCCCCTTTAGCGCCAAATGATTTTACGTTAATCGCTATATCCGCCAACTGCGTCGTAACCTCGCCCATCTTACTATCGATTTTACCGAAGTTATCGTTAAATTCCGTCATCTGTACCGGATCAGTCGGTACCCACTTATGCATCTTTAGATTCGTTGTTTTTTCGCTCGACATGCGTTAACCACCTCGTTATATTTTAGTTTTTATGCGGAAATCCCGGATCCACAAGAAACGCTTCCTCTAAGCCTTTTAGCGTATAAGCGTTCGCCTCCGACCACACTAGCGCAGCTTCCGTTACTTCCGCCCACGTTAAATACGTAAATAAATAATCCGTTCCAACATGCGCCGGTATAACGTCGTTCACCGCGCGGTCTATATCTTCGAGATTCTTCGGAATTCCCCGCTTGCCTAATAGCGTTATTTTCATCGTCAATTCAGACGGCGCTTCCTCGACCTTTGCGTGATAAAACGCGTCTACTATCTCGTTTATTAGTTCTTTCGTAACCGTACCGACGCCACGTAATTTTGCGTTAATGAAGTTACGGCGCGAATCGACCGACCGTTGCGCTATCTTTTCGATGTCTGTAACGTTTTCCCATCGGTCTAAGCCGTTAGTAGCTGAATTGACGTAGAATTGGTCGAGTAGCTCGTTTAACTTCGCCTGTATGCGTGTGACTTCGTTTGCTTGCGTTTCAACCATTCGCATGACATCCGTTAAGTCATCATAATATTTCGGTAGATAGTCTTTCATCGTTTGTCGAACGTCACGGTCATACGTATACGTTTCGAGTATGCCTTCCGACTTTAATGCTGCGCTAATCGTCTTATATTTATGCGCGGATACGACCGCCTTTGCTTGCGCATTTGGTGACGACTTGACGTATTTTATTAACGTTGAATTGACTCCTGGAAGGCTTGCGTTAACGTTTAAGCTAGACGTTGACTTAACGATTAAAACTACCGCCCCTACAACGCTAGCTCGCCCATCTGTGATAATTGCGCTTGTTACTATTTTCGTAAGCTTACCATTGCAGACGCTCTTGCCAGCGAGAACTATCGGGTCTATTCTTACTTCTGCCATCGTTTACACCGCCTTTAGTCAAGCGAAATGCTTACGTCGCCCGCCGCTATTTTTAGTTGGTCTGCCGATGCTATCGTTTTTGTATTTGTTAATGCACCGTAATAAAGTAGGTTGCCGTTCGTTGCTGCGTCTAATATTCCGATATGCGTAACGGTTCCCCACGACGCTGTAGCAACCGCGAAAAGGACGTCCAATGAACTAACCGCGACGCCGTTATTAGGAGCGTTGAAGGTAATCGATTTTCTTGCGTAAGCACCTCCGTTAACTTCCGTACCTGTTTTCGCCGGCGTCGGGTCTGACGTATATAACG